ACAGATCAATATATTGTTGATTGGAATCAATTTAATTTTTCTAGTTATATTATTCCGGTAAGAACAAATAATCTAATAGTATTTCCAAGTGGTTTGTTACATTATACAGAAGTAAATACAAAAGAAGAACCTCGAATAAGTATAAGTGGGGACATATTGCTTACTATGAAACCTGGTATAAAAACAGAACATTGTATACCGCATCCAAGTGGCTGGGATACTATTTCAAATTAATTGTCAAGAAAACATTTTAAAAAGATTACTTGATAATTACATCAGACGTGTTTAAATTAGATCTCACCCAAAAATTAAAATCAACAGGAGAAAATATGGAAAACCAAGAAGTATTGAAGGCCATAGCTGTCCTCGCTGACAAGGTGAGTCGCTATCATGAACGTTTATTAGCATTAGAAAGAGATCACAAAAGACACACAGACGGATGTTCATGTCATCAAAAACCAAAAGAAATAGCTAAAGGTCCTAATTATCCTAGTGCTGGTAGACCATTAACAGAAGATGAAAGAATGTTTGTTCAAGAAAACATGGCGAAACATAAGGTAGCAGCTAATGGATCCTAATTGTCCTACATGTGGTTGTGAAAAAGACAAATGTATCTGCGATGATTTCTGTGAAAACTGCGGAGCTTAATCATCTTCAGTTTTACCAAACACATCAGGTAATTTTGTAACCTTTACTTGTATGTTAGTTTCAATATCATCTGCTGTTGTATCTGTTTCTGGATTATCAACATCTGCTTTGGCTGCTTCTTCAGAATCATAATCAACACCGGTTTTTTTATTTTTAACTTCTCGATGAACTTCAGGTTGTAGTATAGCCACTTCTTGACCATTAACAATTTCTTTGCCAATTTCTTTTGATTCTTGTACTTTTTTAAACGTCATTGTGTAATCTCCATATAGTTAAGTAAAATTTTAACACCCGCACCTGTAAGTTTTATTTGATCAGCTTGTTCCAAAACAACTGTAACAATTTTTTCAACTTCAGTAGCATCTGCTAAACTATCTTTATACAACTCTACCTCTAAGCTACTATTACTTGAATCTAACATTGTAACTGTAGTCGCTACTGCACCACCTGATTGATTAGACAAGTAAAAACTTTTTACTATAGTAGTTGTAGGCAACACAGGAGGTTGCGAATTTTGATCAGCCGTGGGAACTGTGTAGACAGTTCCTGTGCCTGTTAAGGTAGAACTTTTAAATGAATCAGCCAAGGAACCACGTCCTTGCTGTAGATTCATCTTTTAAATCTTGTTGATAACCAAAATTTAATTGTTGTACAATTTGCTCCAGCAATCTTGTTAATATATCAATTATAGTTGGCTGATATTCAGGAGTTGCTTGAGGAAATCTTGTTGTTGTTATTTTAGCCATTATCTACCTCCATCTGGTTGTACATCTAAACGTAAAGTTCCATATCGCCATTTATCACCAACAGCATCGCTGTCAATACGTATATTTGCTTGTCTTCCCCTACCTCTTATATCAAATTTTTCTGTTGTCGGAGTAATTGTTCTTGTTACTGTAGTAGGAGTAGTAGAACTAGGATATGTTTTAAATCTCAGCGTTATATCTACAGAACCTGTTAAATCTTTAAAATTAGGTATACCTCTTCCTATATGTAAAAATGGTTGTCCGTCTGCAATATCAAAATCACCTGATTCTATAAAAGCATCAATGGCTGTTGTTACATTATCGTCTCCTGTTTCGTGTTGAAACAATGTAGTCGCTCCTGCCGTTAATCCATTTATAGTGTCATTGGTAGCAATTGCTGTAGTAGAATATTCTGTTGCATAAGGTTTTTGATACACTCCATAATCTATCCATGTTGTTCTTGCTAAACTACCGGTTGACCAACAATCTTCTAAATAATTATAAGTTACATATCTATCTATTTGTGTGGAACTATTTGAAGTATAAAACCAAGTTACTTCATTAAATTCAGAATTAACCGCTGCAAAAGTTTCTGGTTGATTTGTAATACTAAAATCTTCAAATACATAATCTTGCACACTACAAGGCATTTTAGAAATAGCACCATCAAATTTATAAAAAGAATTTTGTGACATCCAAAAAGCTGTTCCGTTTACATCTACTGCTGAGTGTAAAGATACTGCTCCACAGTTGGCACCAATTTGTGTTAAGTTGAAAGTAAAAGGCGCACCAACAAATTGTAATGCATTTAACGATGTGTCTGTCCACACTAATACAGCATTACGAGATCTAACTGCTGTTACAATTTTAGAACCATCTTGTATTCTAAAAGAACCTGCTGTGTTAGTAGCAGTTGGTACCCAGGTATTGTAATCTTCTTGCGAAGCAAAACGTAAAAATAAATCATCTTGCGTAGTGCTTGAACCAATTGTAGTTTCTGTTCCAAATAAAAATACATGTCTGTCAGGCATTGATACAAGATTAAAACTAGATACTGTTGGAGCATTAGAAATAACTGCAGCTCTCGTTCCTGTTCCAGCAGATGTATCCCATCTAAAAGTATTTCCATTATTTACTGTTGCTAATAAATCCTCACCAAAATTATCAAAAGACCAATTACGTCCATCAATAGTAACATTAGATGTAGATCGAGGTGTCCCCCATTCTTCTTTACCCCACTGATATGTGCCCCATCCATAACCATATTGTGATACCGCTGTTCCAACAGAAAGTTGATAAGTAGCGGTGGCTGTTTCACTTGATGTTCCTGTACTTGTTGCAGCAGTTGCCGTAGTAATTGTGTAAGTATTAGCAGTGGGAACTGTTAATATTTCATATTCTGCATTCATTGTTGCCGCAGGTATTCCATTTACTGCTCCTGAAGTAGAAGATATTGTAACAAAATCACCTACCTCTGCGTTGTGACTTGGATCAGTAACGGTAACTGTTGTACTAGAAAATGTTTCAAAACCTGTAATAGAGCCTGTTGCTCTTATCGGTGTAATATCATACGCTACACCTTCTGAATAAATATATAATTTTCTATCGGTTCCGATAGCCGTGTACCTAACACCATCTAAATCTGTCCATGCGTGCATATCTCTTGCTACGCCTACTAAAGTATTATTAATTAATTTTACCCATCCACCAATTTTTTCTGGAAGACCGTAACGAAAGCGTACAAAATCAGAATCCGTCCAACGTCCTGCAGCTCCGTATTCGGTATCTTGTTTATCAATACCAGGAGCAAAGGCTATCTTTGTTAAAGGCATTATGCAATCCTCATAAATCTATAATTAAGTTCACCAGCACCACCTGCAGTGCCTGAAGATTGTGGTTGTGCGCCACCGCCTCCTCCGCCAGATCCTCTTGTCCCAGCAGAACCAGATCCACCGGCAGGGGCACCTGTACCACCTGATACAGCACCTGGACCAGAATAAGAAGATCCACCTGTACCACCAGCGATTTGACAATTATCTCCACCACAGTTACCTGGATTGGTTCCTTGATTACCTGATCCATTAGAATTAAATGTTCCAACAGGACCAGAATTAAATGTTGTTATGTTAAGACCATCAACAGTAGTGCCTGTAGTTAAAACAGTTCCTGAAATAGTTGCTGTTCCTACAGCTCCTAAAGAATTACTACGAAGAGGACCTTGCACACCGCCTCCCGAAGCGGAACTACCACCTCCACCACTTAATGAAAATAATGATCCTGAAGTTGATCCTGTAATACTTGTGGTTCCACCACCTCCAGCCGTTGAATTATATCCACCACTTGTTCCTGTGCCGGCTGCACCAGCAGTTACAGTTAAGGTTTCTCCTCCAGTAACACTAAAAACTTTATCGGAAATATATCCACCAGATGAACCACCTCCACCAGCAGACTCTCCGCCAGCTTTATCATATTCGGCTCCTCCAACTCCACCACCCCCTCCACCTACAGCATATTGTACGTGAATAGCATTAGCATTTGCTGGAACAGATACAGATCCAGTTGTGGTTTGATAACCCGTAGTATCGAATAAAGTAAAAGCAGTTCTCCATGAACCACCATCTTTTACATAAGCATTAATTATTGTTTTATTAGTAAAAGAAGTAGAATCTCGAACGTAAAGTTGAGTTCCAGCAGAAGAACTTATCTCCCGCCAAGTACCGCCATCTTTAACATAAATTGGCATAATGCATTACGTATATTTGTACCAAATATCTCCATCAGATCCACCACTTGGTGAGGATGTACTTACTGTTCTTGTACCATTAGCATTTGTTCCTGCAGTAGCAGAAATAAAAGCTTGTACATCACTACCTATTGCAACACCTAGATTTGTTCTAGAAGTGCTTGCAGCAGCAACATCACTAAGGTTATCTGCTTCTTGCAAAACACCAGTAACAGCAGTACCTGAAAATTTATATTTGATAGATTCATAAGTAGGCATATTATTTCTCCGTTAATTTCCAACCATAAGTTGCACCTGAGTAAACTAAACTAAAGGCTGCATCTTCGGTTGCTACTGTTAAATCAGAAGTAGCTCCATTAATTTTTAAACTATTTCTTCCAATTGTTAAGTTGTTTGTATCAAATGTACTTGCTAGATCTACAAATCTTACCTCATCTCCTGTAGCAGGAGCTGCTGGTAAAGTAATTGTAAAAGCACCTCCACTTGTATTAGCAAATATTTTATCACCACTTAAAGCAGTATATGTACCTGTTTTTGTAATCCACGTTCCGCCAGTAGTTTGTAATTCATACCAGTTAGTGCCATCAGTAGCTAAAAAAACACTTGTTTGTGGATTAATAACATAAGTATTACCTGAAGCCCCTAATCGTGCTGTAACTGTGTATGTGGTATCGTTGTTTCTTAAAAAATAAAGTTTTTCTTTTGCGGTAAATTGAACAATATGATTAGCTGAAGGATTAGTAAATATAATAGCTGCTTGTCTATTTTCATTATCAGCTTGAGTTTGTGGTCCATCAGTCGCTGTTAAAACTGTCGTAGTTCCAGAGGATATATTCTTTGTATATACACCAGCTATTGCTTGTTCTAATGATTGTGAAAAATTGTTATTGGTTGTGGTTCCCCAAGCATTTGCTTGATCTCCTATCCCAATTAACTCAATTTGTAGTCTATTTGAATATGTTGACATAATTTACCTACGCTGCATCTCGCCATGTATTTGTAGCAGAATCATCAACGATTGTCCAAGTATTTGTGGCTGTGTCAGGAA